GTGGATAGCCTGTGGATAAGCTGTGGATAAGCTGTGGATAAGCTGTGGATAAGTCAGGGGGTTGTGGATAAGTAGGGGGGAGGGGAGCTGGCGTGTCGTAATTATTATAGTACCCACCCAATCTTGCAAAAGAGCGATTTCAAAAAAGCAATAAAATAGTCTCTTTATCAATAAGTTATACTTTTTGGTATTTTTCGCTAAATATTGGTATGATTCGCCAATGAATGATTTAAATGCACCAAGTGGTATTACTGACTGTTCTGTAGAGGAAGAGCCTAAGAAGAGGGGGAGGGGTAGACCTCGTAAACCTGATAGGTTGATGACTCGCCAACAGTGGGAGGATGAGGGTAAGAAGGCTAAGGGTAGACCTAAAGGTATGAGGACTGCCATTAAGAAGCTTGAGGAACGCCTCCTATCCGCTAATAGAATAGAACACGTTATAGATGCCATTGTTAAAGCTGCTGAAGACCCTGAACATAAGAATCAGGCCGCAGCTTGGAAGTTAATAATGGATAGAATGGCCCCTTTAAGTCATTATGATAAAACAAAAGGGAATGAAAAGCCAGTAATTCAGATTAACGTATCCTCTATAGACCGTATAGAATCTGGCGTTCAGGACATTGAGGGTGAAGTAATTGAATAGATTAGCCGACCAGCTAGCTTTACATGAAGGGGTTAAGCGCTTCGCCTATAAATGCCCCGCTGGTAAGTGGACTATAGGAGTTGGAAGGAATATTGACGAGGATGGTGGATTAGGACTGTCTGATGGTGAAATCTACACCCTATTAAACAACGACATCCAAAGAACTGATGAAGAATTAGCCAATGCCTTACGTTTCTATGAAGATTTAGATAGAGTTCGGAAGGATGCAATGATTAACATCTGTTTCAATATTGGTCTACCCCGTCTCAGAGGCTTCAGACTGGCCCTTAAACTGATGGAAACAAAAGACTACCCTGAGGCTTCAATGGAGTTTTTAGACTCTCTATGGGCCTCTCAGGTAGGTCAGAGGGCGTTAGACGTAGCACACATGATTCAACATGGAGAATATCCAGATGAAGGGCGTTAACCACTACAAGAAAGATGGAACTATTCATAAAGGTGGTACTCATAAAATGCCCAACGGTAAGTTGCATTCTGGGGCTAAACACACAAGTTCTAGTGTTAAGCTCTTTCATTACGGTGAGCTGAGTAAGAAGGCTCAAAACAAAGCACGTTCAAATTGGAGATAATCATGAAAAAGAAAAAAGTAAAAAAGCCATACGGATACTAGATGGCTTACACCAAACCCAAATTACGGGAACGACTTAAGAACAAGATTATGGCTGGCTCCAAAGGGGGCAAGCCTGGTCAGTGGTCGGCTCGTAAAGCCCAACTATTAACCCAAGAATATAAGAAAGCTGGAGGGGGATTTACTGGAAGTAAGACTAAAGCCCAGAAATCCCTTTCTAAGTGGACTAAGGAAGAGTGGGGTACTAAGTCTGGCAAACCCTCCACTCAAGGCAAGGAGGCTACGGGTGAACGCTATTTACCCAAAAAAGCTAGGAAAAAATTAACCAAGAAGGAATATCAAGAAACTTCAAGAAAGAAGCGGGAAGATACGAAAAAAGGAAAGCAATTCTCTAAACAACCCAAAAAGATAGCCAAAAAAACCTCAAGGGCTAGGAAATGAGACCAGAAACTTTTTATACAATTGGTAACAACCCTACTGCTGGTGTTTCCAATACCATAATGACCGTTCCTACAGGTTATGAGGCGCGTATCACTAACGTCTTTGTAACTAACAATACGGGTTCTACTAAAAACTTTAGCGCAGCTTGGGTTAGTGGGGGAGATACTTACGCCTTTGCATCTGCTAAATCTTTGAATAGTAAAGACTTTATTGAGTACGGTGGAGAATATGGTCAGTTTTTAATTATGGATGAGGGGGATACTATGACGGTAACTCCTGAAGCTGGGTCTACTTTCGTGGTAATCGTATCCTTTATTCTCTTAAAACATGATGGTTCTAAGTTTGACCTAACTGTATGAACTTAGACATCAACCTACTAAATTGGCAGCAGGAGGTCTGGAACGACCCTACCCGCTTCAAGGTAGTCGCAGCAGGCCGTAGGACAGGTAAATCCCGTCTTGCGGCTTACTTGCTTTTAGTCAATGCCTTACAAGCTACTAAAGGCCACGTCTTCTATGTAGCACCTACCCAAGGTCAGGCTAGGGATATTATGTGGAACCTCCTCTTAGAATTAGGAGGGGACATGGTTGAAGGCTCCCACGTTAACAACTTACAGATTAAGCTAATTAACGGGATTACTATTTCTCTAAAGGGAGCTGACAGACCAGAGACTATGCGGGGTGTCTCCCTAGCCTACTTAGTATTAGATGAATACGCAGACATGAAGCCTGACGTATGGGAGTTGATTTTACGCCCAGCTCTGTCAGACTTGAAGGCAAGTGCTTTGTTCATTGGGACACCAATGGGTAGAAACCATTTTTATGACCTCTACAAACAAGCCGAGTTAGGTGGCGACCCCAACTTCAAAGCATGGCATTACACTAGCTATGATAATAATCTCCTAGAAAAGAATGAGATTGACCAAGCTAAAATATCTATGTCCTCCTACGCCTTTAGGCAGGAGTTCATGGCATCCTTTGAGGCCCGTGGTTCCGAGATGTTTAAGGAGTCCTGGGTCAGATTTTCAGAGGAAGAGCCTGATGGTGATTACTACATGGCCATTGACTTAGCTGGCTTTGAGGAGGTTGGGAAGAAAAACAAAACCAAAAATCTTGACAACACCTCTATCGCCGTGGTAAAGGTGGGTAGCCAAGGGTGGTGGGTTAAGGATATAATTACGGGTAGGTGGTCTTTAGACCAGACTGCCCAGAAGATATTCCAAGCTGTTAGGGACTATCAACCTATCTCTGTGGGTATAGAGAAGGGTATAGCCCGTCAAGCTGTAATGTCTCCATTAACTGATTTGATGAAGAAGTATTCTCGTTTCTTTAGGGTTGAAGAACTAACCCACGGAAACAAGAAGAAAACAGATAGGGTTATGTGGGCGTTACAAGGAAGATTTGAGAACGGCCTCATTAACCTTAACAAAGGTGAATGGAATGTTCAATTCATGGATGAACTATTTCAATTCCCTGATGCCCTAACACATGATGACATGGTGGACGCTTTAGCCTACATAGACCAACTGGCTAACGTCTCCTACTCATACGACTTTGAAGAAGACCACTTTGATGTGGTCGATATGGTAGCTGGTTACTAATATGCTTGATAAAGAAGAGTTTGGAATTCTACAAAGCGTTGAAGACTGGGTTATGGAGCAATGTAACTCATGGCGTGACCACTTTGATAACAACTACCAAGATAAGTTTGAAGAGTATAATCGTCTGTGGAGAGGACAGTTTTCTGCAGAAGATAAGACCCGTGACTCAGAAAGAAGCCAGATTATATCCCCAGCCTTACAACAGGCTGTTGAATCCTCAGTAGCTGAAATTGAAGAAGCTACATTTGGAAGAGGACGATTCTTTGACATTAAGGATGATTTGAGGGATGGTGAACCTCAAGATGTTGTATTCCTTAGAGAACAACTTTATAGAGATTTTCAGCAAAACAAAGCAAGAAAGGGTGTTGCTGAGTGTCTAATAAACGCCGCCGTTTATGGGACTGGCGTTGCAGAAATAGTGCTGCAAGAAGAAAAAGAAATGAAGCCAGCCTCCCAACCAATAATGGAAGGGCAGATGCAGGCAGTAGGAGTAAACATAGCAGACAGAACAGTCTGTAAGCTCCGTCCAATCCTTCCACAAAACTTCTTGATTGACCCCGTAGCAACTTCTATTGAGGAGGCTATTGGTGTTGCTGTTGATGAATTTGTCCCGTACCACCAAGTAGAACTCCTACAAGAAAGTGGTGTTTACAAGGACGTTGACATCACCCTAGCTTATAACGATACCGACCTTGACCCTGACCCTGAGTTAATTGACCAGCCTGACAATAAGGTTCGTCTTACTAAATATTACGGTCTAGTTCCTAAATATCTCGTAGAAGATGAAGAAGACTTTGAGATTGAAGAGGAAGATGGTCATTACATTGAATGTATTATCGTTATTGCTAACGGTGGAACTCTACTTAAAGTAGAACGAAACCCCTACATGATGGGTGATAGACCTATCGTAGCCTTCCCTTGGGATATAGTTCCAGGAAGGTTCTGGGGTAGAGGTGTATGTGAGAAAGGATATAACTCACAAAAAGCTTTAGATGCTGAATTGAGGGCTAGAATAGATGCCCTAGCATTAACTGTACACCCTATGATGGCTATGGATGCTACCCGTTTACCAAGGGGCGCAAAACCAGAAGTCCGTCCTGGTAAGATATTATTAACTAACGGCGACCCCAGAGAAGTATTACAGCCGTTTAACTTCGGACAAGTCTCTCAAATTACCTTCGCTCAAGCTGACCAACTGCAAAAGATGGTACAAACAGCTACTGGAGCTATAGATTCTGCTGGAATACCTGGCTCTATTAACGGCGAGGCTACCGCTGCGGGGATTTCTATGTCCCTTGGAGCGATTATTAAGAGGCACAAAAGGACTCTTATTAACTTCCAAGAGTCTTTTCTGATACCATTCGTAACAAAAGTAGCCCACAGGTATATGCAGTTTGAGCCTGAAATCTACCCTGTTAACGATTATAAGTTTGAAGTCGTATCCTCTTTGGGGATTATTGCTAGGGAATACGAAGTAACTCAATTGGTGCAACTGTTACAAACTATGGGTTCAGACTCTCCTCTGTATCCAGTTTTAATACAGTCCATTATAGATAACATGAACATCTCCAATAGGGAGCAATTGATTCAAGTTATCCAACAAGCGTCACAGCCTAATCCTCAAGCACAGGAAGCAGCTCAAGCGGCACAGCAAGTACAGTTACAGTTCCAGCAGTCTCAAACTAATGCTCTCAATGGTCAGGCGGCTGAGTCTACGGCTAGGGCTGAGAAGATTGCTCAAGAGACTAAGGCCATCCCTGTTGAGCTTGAGAACGACAGGATTAAGGCTATTGCCACTAACTTAAAGGCTGGTAATGAGGACGACAAAGAGTTTGAAAGGCGAATGAAGGTAACTGACAAACTACTGGAGGAAAGAAAGCTTAACTTGGAAACAGCTAAGACTTTGACACAATGATTACTAACACAGAAATGCAGAATATTCTAAATCAGATTAATGAAATCGTTAAAGGTTTAGAAGAAAGAATCCAAAAGCTAGAGGAAGCTAATAAGGAGCCAAAGGGTGGAAAGAGAGGAAGAAAAGCATTACCAAGCTCTTAAAGATATGTTTCGTACAGAGGGCTGGAAAGTATTAATGGATGAGCTTAGAAATAATGCCATCCAAATAAATTCTGTAGAAGTAACGAAGGACAACGAGGACTTACATTTCCGTAAAGGACAATTAAATATCCTTGCCTTCATGCTTAATATGGAGTCTACCGTTGAACATTATATAGAGGATAGCAATGATTCTGTTTGATTTTGTGTGCAAGTATGCTCATGTAAATGAAAAACTTGTTTCACGTGAAACTAAACAGATTGATTGTCCTCAATGTGATGAGGTAGCAACGCGAGTCATCCCTGCTGTCAGGTGTAGTCTCGACCCCGCTTCTGGACATTTTCCAGGTGCAACAGATAAGTGGGTTCGTTCCAGAGAGCAGAAGATGGCATTAGAACGTAAGGCAGCCGAACAATAGTCCTTCGGGGTAGCTAGAGTCGGTCTTAACGGAGTTTAATAATGGCAACACTAATTGACCCAGTAGAGGTAGATGAAGTAAGTAACGTGGAAGAACCTGTCCAAGAAGAAGTAACCACTTCGGAAGGGGAAGCAGAGCTTGCACCAATGTACCAAGGTAAGACGATAGCTGAAGTAGCTAAGATGCACCAAGAAGCTGAAAGCCGATTGGGAAGTCAAGGCGCTGAAGTTGGAGAATTACGAAAGGTAGTAGATAACTTCATTCTTAAACAGTCGGAAACAAAAGCACCTGAACCTGCTGAAGAGATAGATTTTTTTGCTGACCCTGACAAAGCTGTAGAAAGTAAGATTGCGAACCACCCTGCTATTAGGGAGGCTCAAGAAAATACTCTACGGATTAGACAAGACCAAGCTAAGCAGGAGTTGATTAACAAACATCCAGACGCGCAAGAGATTATTCAAAGCTCAGATTTTATTAATTGGGTAAAGAGTGATGATATTCGCATTGAGCTTCTAACTCGTGCTGACCAACAGTATGACAGTAGAGCTGCTGACAATTTGTTTTCTCAATGGAAGCAGATTAAGCAGATGTCACAAACTGCTGTTCAAGATGAGAAAGATGCTAGAAAGGATGCTGTTAAGAAGGCTTCTACTGGTGGGGCTAAAGGTAGTTCTGAAACCCCATCTAAAAAGATTTATCGAAGGGCAGATATTATTGAACTTATGAAGACTGACCCTAAGCGTTATCAAAGCATGGAACCCGAAATTCGTCGGGCGTATGCTGAGAAGCGCGTAAGATAAAGGAAATTAAACATGGCTGGTGAAACTTCTGGTGCGTTTTTTACTGCAAACGCAACTGTAGACAAAACCGCAGCGGGAACTTTTGTACCTGAAATATGGTCTGATGAAGTTATTGCTGCATATCAAAAATCTCTGAAGATGGCTCCTCTTGTTAAGACAATGACAATGTCTGGCAACAAGGGTGATGTTATCCACCTTCCTAAGCCTACTCGCGGCTCCGCTAATGCTAAGGCAGAAGCTGTTGCTGTAACTATGCAGGCTAACCTGGAAAGTGAAACTACTGTTACCATTAACCGTCACTACGAGTATTCTCGTCTGATTGAAGACATTGTTGAAGTACAGGCTCTTGCCTCACTTCGTCAGTTCTACACTGAAGATGCTGGTTACGCTCTCGCTAAGCAGGTTGATGATGACCTGTTCCGCGCTGGTACTGGTTTTGGTAGTGGTACTTTTGACCTGACTGTTCCTGTTACTGGTACTTGTACTGGTACTGCATGGGAAGGTGCAAACACGTTCTTTGTTGACGCTTCTAATGGTCTGACTGCTTACACTGACGACACTGTTGTAGCAGCAGACGTATTCACAGATGCTGGCTTCCGTGCGTTGATTAAGCGTATGGATGATGCTGATGTTCCTATGACTGACCGCGCATTTATTATTCCACCTGCGCTGCGTTCTGCAATCATGGGTACTGAGCGTTATGTATCTGCTGACTTCCGTGAAGGTGCAACTGTCCAGTCTGGTTTGATTGGTTCAGTTTATGGAATTGACATCTATGTCTCTTCTAACTGCCCTCTCATTGAAGATGCAACTTCCAACGGTACTGGTACTGCTGATGTTCGCGGTGCTTATCTCATCCACAAAGATGCCCTTGTCCTGGCTGAGCAAATGAGCGTTCGCTCACAAACTCAGTACAAGCAAGAGTATTTGTCAACTCTGTACACTGCTGACACCCTTTATGGTGTTCAGGCACATCGTCCAGAGGCTGGCTTCATCCTTTGTGTCCCTGACGTATAAGTTAGGATAGGTTGGGGGGCTTCGGCCCCCTGACTTCTTATTATGAAAAAGAAAGACCCAAGATTAGCAAGAGCAGGTGTCTCTGGTTTTAACAAACCTAAGAGGACTCCTAATCATCCTACTAAAAGCCACGTTGTTGTAGCCAAGTGTGGGGATGGAAGTATTAAGACAATTAGGTTTGGTCAGCAGGGTGTATCAGGCGCTGGCAAAAATCCAAAGACAGAAAAGGAAAAGGCGAGGAGGAAGTCTTTTAAAGCGCGTCATGCTAAGAACATAGCAAAAGGTAAGTGTTCCGCAGCGTACTGGGCAGATAAAGTTAAGTGGTGAAATAGATGGCAACAATTATTACTAAGTTTTCTTCAACTTCGTCAGCCGTACCTTTGGCTTCAGACTTAGTTCAAGGTGAGCTTGCTGTAAATACCGCAGACAAGAGACTCTTTACGGAGGACTCAGGTGCGACAATTATTGAAATTGGAACTAATCCATCCTCAATTACAACTGGTGCTATTACAGCTACTGGTACAGTTACCGCTAACTCAAGTCTTAACTCTTCTAATGCTGTATTAACAGGCGGTACAGTAAACGGAGTAGTGGTTGGTGGCTCTACGCCCCAGGCTATTACTGGTACGTTAATAACCGCTAATACAAATTTTGCCGGAGCTTTAACAGGTAATGTAACTGGTAACGTAACAGGTAATGTTACGGGAAATATTACAGGTGACGTAACTGGTAATCTTACTGCTTCTAGTGGCACAACCACTGTTAACGATTTGGTAGTTAATGGAACTGTAGACTTTACAGATACTGTTTTAACTAATTTAGCAGCCCCGTCTTCTGATACTGACGCTGCAACTAAAGGTTATGTAGATACACAAGTAACTAACGTAATTGACTCTGCTCCTGCCGCATTAGATACCTTGAATGAGTTAGCCGCCGCTTTAGGTGATGACGCTAACTTTTCAACTACTATTACTAATTCCATAGCAACCAAGCTTCCTCTAGCAGGTGGCACTATGTCTGGTGCTATCGCTATGGGGACTAACAAGATTACAGGTCTTGGTACTCCTACAGCGGGTACAGACGCTTCTACTAAAGCCTATGCCGACACCATGCTTCCTTTAGCTGGTGGTACGATGACAGGCAATATTGTTCTAGGCTCTAACAAGGCTACTTCTACCGCCACACCATCTGCTGATGATGACTTAACCAGGAAAGGATATGTAGACGGTATATTAGGAAGTGCTACCTCTGCTGCATCCAGTGCTGCGGCTGCTGCAACCAGTGCCTCAAATGCGGCGACCAGTGAATCAAATGCCTCAACATCAGCTTCTAATGCATCGACTTCAGCTACATCTGCGGCTGCTAGTTATGATTCGTTTGATGACCGTTATTTAGGTTCTAAGTCTAGCGACCCAACAGTAGACAATGATGGCGATGCCTTAATAGCTGGTGCTTTGTATTTTAATACCTCCTCTAATGTCATGAAGGTATACAGCGGCTCTTCTTGGGCAAACGTAGCACCTACAGCAACTAGCGTTACAGTCAGTCAAATTTCTGACCTTACAGCAAACGCTACTGAGCTAAACGTATTAGACGGTATTCCTGCTGGTCTTACAGCAACTGAACTCGGATATGTAGATGGTGTTACGTCTAGCATCCAAACACAAATAGATAACATCTCTGTTACTGCTGGCACTCAAACCAAGACATACTCCGCAGGTGAAACATCTACTATTACCTTGTCGGGTAATGTGCTGTCTCCTGTCGTTGGTGTGACCAAGGAAGTTGCTCAGACAGGAACTACCAATAACGACTGGGATGTTAATTCAACGTCAGAGAACTACACGAGATACAACTCTGCTCCTGCGACTACGTTGAGTTTTGTTCCCGACCTTAGCTCTACATCATTTACAACTAACTTTTCTGTTTCTTCTCAAGACACTGAGCCAGAAGGAATTACTTTTAATGATGATGGAACTAAAATGTATATTGCTGGAAATACTAATAACTCCATATTTCAATACACATTAACAACAGCTTATGATTTGTCTAGCGCGTCTTATGCGTCTAAAAGTTTTAGCACTGGCTCTCAAGAAACATCTCCAACTGGTGTTAAATTTAATACAGACGGGACAAAAATGTTTGTGGTTGGTTATGGCAGTGATGCTGTTCAAGAATATGCACTAAGTACAGCATTTGATGTTTCTACAGCATCACACACGCGAAGTTTTTCAGTCTCTACTGAAGATTCAGAGCCGCGTGATTTGCATTTTAATAGTGACGGAACCAAATTATTTGTTCTTGGAAATACAGGAAATGATGTAAACGAATATGCTGTAGCAACGGGATTTGATTTATCCAGTGTAACTTATACGCAAAATTTTTCTGTTGGAAGCCAAGAAGACAGTCCTTCTGGATTAACCTTTAATTCTGATGGAACAAAAATGTACATCTGTGGCATTACAGATGATGAAGTGAATGAGTATTCTTTGACTACTGGTTTTGATTTATCAACAGCATCTTTTGTAACTAATTATTCAGTAAGTTCGCAAGACACCGAGCCTACAGGTATTGCATTTAGTGCTAATGGCACAAAGATGTTTATACTTGGAAATGCTGATAATGATGTAAATGAATACTCTTTGTCTTTAACATTTGCACTAGGCGCAGGCTCATTCGCATCTGCTGACGTAGGCAAGACCATCGAAGCTAACAGTGGTGTGTTTATTTTAACTTCTACTGCTGGCGCATATTCTGAAACCACCGCTCCTTCTTCATACGCTCAAGTAGCTTCAGGCTCTTGGCAAATGTATGGCGTTGTATTTAACACGACTGATGGTGATTTGGAGTTGAGTGGCATAACAACGGGTCAGTTTGATGTATCTACGGCATCGTTTTCCCAAAACTTTTCAGTTTCAGCGCAAGAGGCATCCCCGCTAGGAGTAACCTTTAACACCGATGGAACAAAGATGTTTATTACTGGGCAGTCGGGAGACGATGTAAATGAGTATAATTTAACTACTGGTTTTGATGTTTCCACTGCTAGCTATTCCCAAAACTTTTCAGTGTCATCACAAGAAACAAACCCACACGGAGTGGTTTTTAATACCGATGGCACCAAGATGTTTGTCGTTGGTAGCGGAGGCGATGACGTAAACGAATATAATTTAACTACTGGCTTTGACGTTTCAACAGCAAGCTATAGTCAAAACTTTTCTGTTAGTTCGCAAGATACCAATCCAAGAAGCATAGCCTTTAACTCTGACGGCACCAAAATGTTTATGCTCGGTAGCAATGGTGCGGATGTTAATGAATATACATTATCCAGCGGGTTTGATGTTTCTACTGCTAGTTATTCTCAAAACTTTTCAGTTTCATCACAAGAATCAGTTCCGGAAGGAATGGCCTTCAATACTGACGGCACTAAGATGTTTATTACAGGAACGTCAGGAGATGATGTTAATGAATATACACTTTCAACCGGCTTTGATGTTTCCACAGCTTCATACTCTCAGAATTTTTCGGTCTCAGCACAAGAAACAGAGCCAACAGGAATAGCCTTTAACTCTGACGGCACCAAAATGTTTATTGTTGGCACTAATGGAATAGAGGTAAATGAATACACATTAGGCTCAACAGCTATTCCGACTGGCTACCAAGCAGTCCACACCACAACCTCCACAGACTCTACCTATTGGACTGACATCAACTCTATGACAGCAGACGAAGCTGCTGGTGATGGCAATATCTATTACTGCGTATCTACTGATGACAGGACAACTTGGAAGATTGCCAAAGGCACTGATGGTGAGAGGAGTATAGTCAGGAATAACTCAGGCACTTGGCAGTACAACTCCAATGGTACTTATGCGTCTACTACTTGGACTAACGCGACTACCAACGCAGAGTTGAATGCTTTGCAGGAGGCTATGGAAGCATCAGGAGTAAACAACGCATACGATATTTCTACTGCTTCATTTGTGGATAGTTTTGACGTTAGCTCGCAAGAGACAGACCCAAGAGATGTCCGATTTAATACTGACGGCACAAAAATGTTCGTAATTGGCACATTTGGGGGAAAGGTACAGGAGTATACATTAACAACTGGCTTTGATGTTTCTACAGCAAGTTTTTCCCAATTTTTTAGTGTTTATAGCCAAGAGACAGATGCACGAGGTTTAGCATTTAATAATGACGGAACAAAGATGTTTGTTGTCGGAATAGACGGTGATGATGTAAATGAATACACACTTTCTACTGGCTTTGATGTTTCAACTGCAAGTTACTCACAAAATTTCTCAGTCGCATCGCAGGAAACAGCTCCTCAAGGAATAACATTTAATAATGATGGAACTAAAATGTTTATTGTGGGAAATGTTGGAGATGACGTTAATGAATATACATTGACTACAGGTTTTGACGTTTCAACAGCTTCTTATTCACAAAACTTTTCAGTCGCATCACAAGAAACAGCACCATCTGGAATCGCGTTTAATGCAGATGGGACTAAAATGTTTATCTGTGGCGGAGGAGGAGACGATGTAAACGAGTATACATTAACTACGGGTTTTGATGTTTCTACAGCATCTTATACGCAAAATTTTTCTGTATCGTCTCAAGAAACAAGCGTTGAAGGAGTAACATTTAATAATGACGGCAGTAAAATGTTTCTTGTCGGAATAGACGGTGATGATGTTAATGAATATACAGTAGGAACAGTGGTCTATCCAAACCAAATGAACAAGACGCAGCTTGACGCTGTATCTGACGCTAACCACTTCACACTGAGTAATGACCTAGACCTTGCCATAGTATTTAACCTAGCCAGTGGGACTACGGTTCCATCCAGTGACGGTGTGTCTATTAACTACGATGCCAATGTACTTAATAAAGGCGCGATACTGGGTACTGATTATGACTATGACGCTCCTGCCCAGAATAAGGTCAGGATTACAGCATTGACAGGCAACAACCTGAAGGTGCGGGTAGTTTGATGAATGGCTCATGTATTTGTACTAATTATGACCATTGGAGGTGTAGAAGTAGCTAACGATAGTTGTCGCGAAGCTATGTGCTTTTTTAATTTAGACACCTGCAATAGTTTTGCAGCTAAGTTAAGACGAAGAGGAAGCCCAAGCACACAAGTAATAACGACATATTGCAAGCCAATTTTAATTAACCCAAATGAGGATGGAATAAAGGTGTATTAGAATGCCAGCAGAAATAGTAGCAGCGGTTGCAGCCGCTAACCAGGCATTTAACTTTATTAAGAAAGCCGTCCATAAAGGGAAAGAAGTACAAGACTTAACAAGGGCAATTAGTAAGTTTTGGGATGCTAGAGAAGAAGTCAGCGTCCTAGAACAAAAAGCAAAGACTACAAGCAAGATAGGTAAGTTGCTAGGTAGTAGTTCAATAGAAAGCCAAGCACTAGAGGCTACGCTTCAGAAACAGAAGGCAGAGCAGCTAGAAAAGGAATTGAAGGATTTATTCTATTGGACGGGTAACGCGAACCTTTGGCACGATATGTTAAAGGAACGGATGAGGATAAGGAATTTAAGGATAGCAGAGGCAAAGAAAGCAGCACAAACTAGAGCGGCCATGATAGATATATTAGTAGTGTTTGGTTGCTTTATAGGATTAGTGTTTGTTTTCTATTCGGTGAGTCTAATTGGAAAATAGAATAGACAGGATTGAAAGCAAGATAGATGACCTTCAAGAGGCTGTTGTTTCCTTGGCCCGTGTAGAGGAAAGAATCACCACTATCTTTAATCGTCAAACATCTATTGAAGATAGAATAAATACGATGGACGATAAGTTACAGAAGATGTCGCCGTCTGTTGCCTTTGGTGAAAGAATATTTTGGATACTAATTGTAGCTACTGTGACTGTGATAGGAAGAATGTTATGAGACGAATTGGAAAAATGATACGCGAGAAAGTTCAGGACATGACTGAAGAAGAAGCAGGCAAAGTGGTTGTCTGTACTTTAGGTCTTGTTGTTATCTTATTCTGTGCAGTTATATTCTTATGATAAGCGCGTTGATTGGCCCAGTCAGTGCTATCTTAGACAAGGTAATACCTGACAAAGACCTGAAAGAAAAGCTGTCTCACGAGATAGCTACTATGGCTGAGCGTCATGCTCAAGAGCAGGTCATGGCTCAAATTGAGGTTAATAAAGTTGAAGCAGCTCACAATAGTATGTTTGTTGCTGGTTGGAGACCTGCCATTGGCTGGATATGCGCTCTTGGAATGGCTGGAAACTTCCTGGTAATACCCTTTGTAAATATGGCTTTAGAGTTATTTGATACTGGGGTAGTAGTTCCTTTAATAGCTTTAAGTGAGATGATGCCCGTGTTAATGGGTATGTTAGGTTTAGGTGCAATGCGAACCTTTGAAAAGACTAAAGGTGTCTCAAGAGAAAAATGATGACTATCGTAGAGTTTCCTGTTAACAAGATGGACTCTATTGCTGAACAAGCAGACGCAGAGCTTTATGAGTGGTGCTTAGAAAAGATAGAGCAAGGATTAGACCCAGTATATTTAGTAGGGATTTTGCAATACAACGCCCACTATATGCTGACTAACATGGTTGAGGAAGAGTAATGTCTGTTACTGTTGAGTCATTTGGAAGCCCAAGCGGTCAGGCAGGCGACCCACAATTTATGGGGTTGTTAGATAATATTTTATCTCAGCTTTCTAGCCCTTCGATACAAGAAGAAATGGAAGGCCGCTTTGAGACTGCCGAATCTTTAGCTGATAACGCCTATATGGTCTTGTCTCAGATACAGGAGCTTGTACCCCCAGAGCAACAAGCAGATGTTACTGCAGAGTTTTTAAGAGAGTCTGGTTTTAGTTCAGACGTTGTTACACAGATGTTAGGCATACCTAGAGACGCTGTGGATGCAGCTCTAATGGCTGCTGGCTATGATGTTACTGGTCAACCATTGCCTGAAGAGAATGTTTTTGCTGACACTACAAAAGATGAAATAACAGTGGACGACGGCATGGTGGACTTGGTTCCAGAAATACCTGGCGTTGTAACGGATGACCCTAATCAAATCTGGAAAGATACAGATAAAGATGAGCTGGATTTAAAAGGCTTTATAGATTTAGCCTTTGATGTATTTGGCGCTTACAACAAAGATGCAATTACTAATGTTGTAGACCTAGTAAATCAAAGAGGTATATCTGTAGGTGAGGTAGCACAAGCTACAGGTAATAGTGTTGAGTCTATCAATCAAGCTGCAACTGAATCTGGTGCTGCAATTGAAAATCAGGGTACTGACGATGTGCTAGAAGATGGAGCGGGGGATACTGATGGTATGGGAGATGTTGATGGGACTCCTACACCCACAACACCTACTCCAACAACCCCTACACCAACCCCTACGCCTACTCCGACTCCCGAACCAACACCTGAACCAACACCCGAGCCAACACCTGAACCAGATGTTGAGCCGCCAAGTGGGATATTTACTGAACCAGTAGGAGATGATACGCCACCTCCTGAGACACCTTTTTCAATTCTGCCGCCAATGGAAACTCCAACTCCTCAACCAACTCGTGAAGGTTTGTTGGCTGTTATTCAGAATACCCCTGTAACTGAACAGATGTTTTCAAGAGAATTATTTGAGCCAAAACTTAGGCAGTTAGAAAACGTATTACCTGCTGCTACAAAGACAGCGCAGATAGCCCAAATGTTTGCGCCTAGAGGAATGCTGAGAGGATTGGTATGACATATTTAGACTTGATTAATAACGTCCTCCGCAGATTACGAGAGGATACAGTAGATACGGCTAATGCTACGGACTACTCTCATCTCATAGGTGACTTGGTTAATGACGCTAAGAAGATTGTAGAGAACTCTTTTGACTGGACTGCGCTTAGAGATTCTATAACTGTAAATACCGTAAGTGGGACAGACACCTACTCACTTACTGGTAGTGGTGATTTGGCTGTTATAAAGGACGTAATGAACACTACGTCTAAAAGGTTCATGCATCTTAGAAGTAAAGAATACTTTAACAATGTAACCTACAACACTTCTCCACAATCAGGCTCTCCTGATTATTTTACATTTGTGGGTACAGATACCAATAAAGATTTAGAAGTCCAAGTTTATCCAAAGCCTGATGCAATATACGCTCTGAGGTTTGATGTTGTTAAACCACAAGCTGACTTGACTACTGATTCGGATAGCTTGTTAGCACCTAATAACCCTGTTATACAACTAGCCTACGCTATGGCTTTAAGGGAAAGGGGTGAGACTGGCGGTCAGAGTGCAGCAGAACAATTTGCTGTAGCCTCTACTTC